CCGTTTTTGCGGTTGTCACACAATCGTCACTTTTGTAAAGAAATCAGAAAGTAGGGGTAAAGTTAAACATTGTGTGGTAGATTGTTTACATCCACGGAGGGATAAAACAATGGAAGAAACAAACGGCCAAGACATCGTCAGTCTATATTTTAAATGCTGCGAATACTGCGGCATTGAACTCGACCCCGAGCGCGGACATACTGCGCCAGTCTGCGACGATGAATGCCTATACTTTTTAAACAATGAAGGAGAATAAACAATGACCGAAGCACAACAAAAATACGAAATGGACGAACATAATCGAATGGTCAAACATATGAATAGACTGCTATCATTGCCGAGCTGTGAGAGGTTAGAGAGTGCGCTCGAACTGTTGGCGTCATTAAAAGATATTGAACACTATATAACCAGCGTTGAACATTTATTGGCAGGCAACTTCGGATATGGACCGTACAAGTATATATGGGACATCATAGAAAACCACCCACAGATGAACCATGTTGCGCTTGTTGCAAAACTTGTTGCCGCGTATGAGTTCAACGTCGGACACTATGACGCGATAAAGGCATATAAGAAGTTAACACCGAAAGAACAGGCAACTATCAACAACGCTATTCAAAAGTCAATCAATGAATACGTCGCCGAACGGTCAAACAATGATGCGAGACCCTGCGCCTAAACCCTTGACACTGCATACCCTTAAAGTAGATTCTATCCCTTGACATATCCAACACACCACAGGATGTGCCATGGTATACACAACACTAATAAAAAAAAATAGCTAAGTAAAAACAATAACTTATCTAATAATCCAGGTTTAACCTGAGATATGCCCTAACCTATTGAAATAACTAATAAAAAACAAGTGTTCAGTATGTATATCTGTTCAGTACTGAACATATTATCAGCACACAAAAACATAGGTTGTAGCTGGACTATCGCCTAAGTATTTGAAATCACTGAGCTAAAAAATGCGAGCAAAATCAAAAAAGTTAGCGCCACATTTTATCGTGTGCATTGAATATGTCATGTAAATGTAAAGTCCCGAATAGTCCACATCAAACCAGCAATATCGCCAGCCCTCGAAATCACTTTAACGGTGACACGTCAACATGCAACGTCAAGACCTTATTTGCAGCGTCAAGACTTAACCCCAAACAGAGTAAAACAATGGAACCAAGAGTAACACTATTCCACAAGGCCACTTCGGTACGCGAACACGTACAAAGTCAGGTCATCAACATAAAGATGGAAGCCGACGCAAAATCAGACCCACATCCTGACTTCACTGGTCAAGGTGTAAGACTCGCTAACATATTGGTCGATGTCCTACCTGGATTGACTCTTCAGTCATTACACAATGAACTAACAAACCTAATCAAGGAGTAAAACAATGCGACTGTACTACGACAGCAAACCATACATACCAGCATCCCACAGGTTCCACTTTAACAAACAAGTAAAACGATATGTAAGCACAATAGGATTTGCATATCTCATGGACTCATGGGGCAATCTGCTACCAGTCCCAAACATCAAGGAGTAAAACAATGTACATATTCCAGGTATCACTTTTAATGATTACAACTTGCCTATTCACCTGCGCTTATTTCACAGCCCTCGACCCAAGGAGAAACTAAAATGTCAATGCTAAATCTTAACTGTATAAAAAGTATACGCGATGCTATCGATGCAACAAAAAAGGAACTCGATGGCATGGACAACAATGTATGGCCGCATTATTCTCTGGTGCCTATTGATAAACGTGATAGCTATAGGGAAACAATGTTAACACAGTTAAACTATCTCAACGGACGATTAGCTGTTACACTAATAGCAGGGAGTTAAACAATGTGGTTCAATGATTACTATAAAGCAACGAGTTACAAGTTCGGGCTGCCCGAACCGGGTAAGTATAGAACAATAACAGTTAAGCACGATAAGTATTTAGTCGTGCATGGCAAGAAGTGTAAGCAATGCAAGAAGCTACCACACAACCAGCAATGGACTGGCACGAGGATATGTGCATGCGGAAACCCGTTCATAAACAATACTTTTATGACAGACAGGAAGCACGAGAATCGTAAGAAAGAGTGGCGCAAGGTGGAGAGCAAAGGGCTGCGTGACACTGTGGCAGCGTATAGGAAGGCGGACAGCGCATGCAGTACAGCAAGATTACAAGACAGGTGGACCCAGGAACTACAGGACGAGCGTGAACGGTGGTGGTCTATGCTCACGGATAGGGGAGTGGACACAAAATGGTTAGGGTGAACAAAGAACCTGACAGCTACTTGGACCATCTGAATAAGAGAATAAGACAGCTATACGAACAGCAACAAAACCAAAGGGACAACCCGAACACTAAACGATTCGATGAACTAACAGTAAAGTTAAACCATTTGCAGAAAGAACGTGACGCATACATAGCAAGGAAGAAAGACAATGAATAGAAGTGAATCAATAAAAGAACTACAATCCAAGTTTAAAAACGTTAGAAGCGATGACGCATTAACGATATGGCACTATGTTACGCATGTTAGCCGTAGCGGTATGAGTCGCAGCATTAAGTTCTTTATTATTAGGAACGGTCAACCGATATCAATCGACTGGCTTATGGTTCAGTCAGGTACTGGTACGCTTGACCGAAAAAACGGCGGTATCAAAGTGAACGGTGGCGGTATGGATATGGGTTTCAACTCAGTATACAACCTCAGCTATCGACTGTTTAACGGTACAGCAAGGCATAAGAAGTCAGGCCGTGATGCTGGATATATACTCAATAGTAGGTGGCTGTAATGTACTTTGATAGGTTCGATATATGTGAGGCGTACTGGATATATGCCAGCCTATACCATGAAGGACAGAACTCTGAAATCTATGGGATTTTCGGACGGCTACACAGGATAGGGTTCGAGCCGTCACCCTTTATATCTGAGGATTCACTAACAGAGAACGGCATGGAAATACTTGCCGGACTCATTGAGCGCAAACACTTAAGCCAATCACTATATATATAGTAAGGTAGGACTATGAACATAGATAACAAAGCACTG